TGCGCAGCGGCACCGAAGCCGCCGCGGCCCCAGCCGAATACCATCGCCAGAATGATGATGCCCCAAATGCCCTCCCAGGCACCGCCGCCGAAACCGTTGTTACAATTGCCGCCGTTGGAATCGCTGCCCAGCGCATAGCCAGTCGCAAAATCGTTATCCATTTGTAGATACTCCTTTTTCAGTTATTACATCGGGGCCGTACGCTCCCCGGATGTTTCCAAAGAGCGGTTTTTATCAAGACCCGAAAACTGAAAAGGATGGTATATAATTATCTGCTGCTTGGAATCGTTACGCCAAGCTGCCGGGCGAGGTCATCAATGGATATCCCCCGCTCCTTTGCCATGTTCTCCGCGATCTGCTGAAGCTGCTGAGGGTTCTTCCCCTGAATGAGCCTCATAGCCTGTGCCGCCTGCGGGTTTTGCCCTGCCATCTGTTGGAGGAGCTGCATGGGATTTCTCCCAGCCCGCATCATCTGTATCATAGCCATCATGGGGTTATTCATCGGCATCATTCTTTTTCCCCGCCTTTCCGCTGGAAACGGGCTTTTTCAGCCGCTCTATCTCGTCTTTGAGATTGTTGATGGTATCTTTCATGTCCATAAACTCATCCAGAGGTGCGAAGGCAGGAACCGGATTCTCTGCCGGCTGTTCCCTTGCCTGCTGCTGGCTATGGAACTCAAACACATCCGCCGCGCCGGTGTTGGTGTTAAATCGCTTCATGTAGATCACATTATGGGCCAGGTCCGGGAAAAACATGGGATTGCCCATGAAGTCCACCGGAACCCCAAGCGCCTCTTCTCTGGAGGCCACAGGACGGCAGAAAAAGGCGGGCTGTGTGTTTACATTCCCCTGCGGCTGCATGGCCTGTGAGGGCTGCTGAGGCGGCTGCTGGGGCTGATATACCTGCGGCGCCGGAGCAAACGGTGTCACGGGATTATAGCCGCCGTAGGCCGGATAAGCATAATTCGGAAATGCCATTACGCATACTCCTTTCTGTCGTCATAGAGAAGTTCCATCTGTTTAATGAAGGTCTCCAATCCGGAGAAATCTCCCGCCGCCGCATACCGCTGGCATATGTCCTCTGCCGAAGATGCCGTCCATCCACAGGCCACCAGCCGCTTGACAAGCTCAGACCCATTCACAAGCAAAATAACACGTCCTTTGCAACAAAATAAGGAGTCCGTGAGGAGGACTGCGACGTGTACAGCCCTTGTTCCTCACGTCCTCCATGTCTATATTGTCGCATAAAAAATCCCCGCATGGGTGGCATCCATGCGGGAGTTGTGTGGGAGTTATGTGAAATGCGTGATAATGTAACTTCGTTACTCCGCATAATTGACATTCATTTTCTTTGAGATATAATAAGAGTGTAGAATCCTAGACAGTTGCCACAGCCTATACTAACACGCAGAGTAAGGTCTTATCCCCACCCGCAGTGAGCCGTACTGATTGCAGCAGACGATTCATTTTTAACATGGTGGATATAATAGGAGGAAGGAGGCCTCAATATGGTTCGAATCATTGATGCAGCTAACTATTTATTTAACGAATACAAATCTATTTCTGGCGGGAGTCTGCTGGATGAAATGAAACTCCACAAGCTCCTTTATCTTGCACAGAGAGAAAGCCTTGCAATTTCTGGGCGGCCTCTTTTTTATGAAAGTTTTGAAGGGTGGAAGTTCGGCCCGGTATCTCCGGATGTAAGAAAGGTATATTCCAATAGTGGCATTCAAGCCATAACAAATGACGTCTCACCAGAAGCTTCTATTATTTTGAACGCAATATTGGAGGAATATGGACCGATCGAGTCCTGGAGTCTAAGCCAACTTTCTCACCAGGAAATTTCATGGAAAAACGCGAGAAAGGGGCTTTATCCAGATGACCCCGGAAACGTTGAGCTGAAACTAGAGGATATTATGGAGGACGCAAAAAAAGTGCGCCCATTTGATCACATTTGGGGAATGTACTATGACGAATTTGAAGACATCCCGCCGGGGGAGGTCCCCGCAGTATGAGTGAAGCAGGCAAGGTTTACCTGTTTTCAATGCAGTTCTATGATGTGAAAAGTGGAATGATGGCCTTTAAGGCAAGGCCTGCGCTAATCATATATGGGCCGAGAAATAATGACTATACAGTGTTGCCAGTCTCCACAATAAAAAATCCGAAAGATAGAGACCCAGACTATGATCTCCGAATTGACCCAAGAGATTATCCAAATTTAGGTCTTAATGATGTCTGCTATATTAGAACGCACAAGCAGACACCGGTTCATCGTAGTTCAAAGTATAAATTGATAGGTGATCTGAAAAAGGAATACCCTCAAAAATATCAAGAAGTAGTTGCTTTGATGGAAAAGTTTGAGCAGGAAATTAAACAGAAAGCATAATTAAAAGGAGCTGGGTTAATTCCCGGCTCCATTGTTTGTATAGAGTTGTTTTGCTACTTCCTCAACCCTTTGGAATATGTACTTTTCATGGTCACTAACTGTGCTCCGATACCAGCCCAATTCTGCCGCTACATCAATTTGATTCCACTTATCAATGATGCGCCGCCTTGCGATCAGTTCATCGTCTGTATGGAACGCTGCCTCTTCAATAACTCTTTCTAACTGAGAGCGCAAGAGTTTATCTAGCGGTGGTGGTAATTTCACTCTTGCGCTCATTGGTTCACGTCCTTTTACTTCAAATTGTGATACCTGTACAGCATCACGGCAAACTGCCTGCGGGTAACGGGCTGGTCCAGCATCATGTCGCTGTTCGTGTTGCCCAGCATAATGCCGTTCTCCTGCACCCACTGGACCGCCAGATCACTTTCAGAAGGATTGTCCACAGTTTCCTCCTTCCAGGCAATCCCCAGATAGTTCAGGATGCCCTTTGCTTCCGCTTCCGCCAGTTTTTGCCGGTATGCGGAGTTTTTGAGATTTGCTGTGTCTGTTTGATTGGTGTGGAAGCCATGCTCGATCAGAACAGCCGGAGCCACGGTGCCTTTCAAGACATACAGCGACGAGTCCGCCACAATCGGTGTAGACCTGACAGTAATTCCGGCGTCTTTGACGGCCTCCAGGATATCCTTTGCTGCCTCATAGCCGCTCCCGCTGGTCTTGTAGACATATGCGCTCCATCCGGAGGCAGAGGACCAGCCTCCATCTCCAGCGGCGTTGCTGTGCAGGCTCACGAACAAATCCAGGTCTTTGATGGCGTTTGCAATCGCACACCGCTGCGCAAGGCTGACTTCCCCGCCGCCAGTTCTGGTCATGGTGACGGCAACGCTATGCCGCTCCAGGATGCTCTGAATGCGTTTCCCCATGTCCAGGGCAAACTCATGCTCATAATAGGTTCCGTCCGGGCTTTTGTTGGCGAGGTTTCCCGCGTCATGGCCCGGGTCCAGGACCACCTTCTTCTTTCCCACAGTTGTCTCCCCTTTCTTGAGATAGACCAGAATCAAATCATGCACGTTCCTGCTGCTCTGGATGACCGCTCCATTGAAATAACACTGGCTGGAGCCGCCGCTATCCAGCATAACCGCGGAATCCCATCCTGCCGCCGCCAAATCGTCTCTGAGGGCTTCCGGCGTCCGGGTCAGACTCCCTCCGTCCCTCGTACAGTACAGGGCCAGAGAGCCGTCCTTGACGCCAATGGCAGAGCGCCCACGTTTGCCGCCCTGCCCCTCGTCATAGATCAATTTGGAGAGTGGCTTTCCGGAAACAATCAGCGGTGTGCAAGTGATATAGTTGCGCTGAGAGGCGTCTGGCAGCGTGTCCATAGAAATGTCCGGCCCATCATTCCAGGAGTAGCCGGAGACTGTGTAATCCGGTTTGCAGAGTACCTTCCCATCTGCTTTCAAGTGGCAATTAGGTACAAACGTGCTCATGTTGTAGAGCGTGCCGTTGAGGATGTAATCCGCCCCGGTCTCCCTCTGAATTTGAGAGAGAGACCGGCGAGCGGTGTTGATGTAGAGCTGGATGCGCTGGATATCTTTCAGGGGGATTGTTACCGCCAGATGGTCAGGCATTTCCACCACTCCCCAGCTGCTTGAAAACCTGATTTGCACCGGTAGCCGCCAGGCCAGACACGATGCCGACAGCCGCAGCGGTGATGTAATCCGTGGCGGGGAATTCTGGCATAATGAACATGCCCGCAACACCCAGAACGCCGCCAAACACTCCGCAGACAATGGGAATCCACTTGTTGTCAAGCCCGGATGCCTTCACGCCTTGCCCGATCAGCAGGCAAATGACGGTGATTGCCGCCACGCCGGTAATGCCGAGAGAAGAAACATCCATAGATTAACCCCTCCCGTGGTCCTTGTCGTAGTCCGCCATGGACTTGGGCTGATACTTGCAGGACCCGTCCTCAGCATAGATGTACCGCAGAGCGCCCTTCACCACGTCCACGCCATGATACTTGGGCCGGTTGTACACCATATCCTTTTCGGGGATGTACTTGTCGATCTCCTCCTGCCACGCGACA